TTTTTGTAACCTACCTCAGCTACTACACCTTTTGCGTGCAGGCATGCTACATAACCTATAGCTGCAGATTTGTTACTAGAAAGATTATAAGAGGGTATGCTGTGATAGGGTGAGCACTCTTGTGACCACATTACTATGGGAAATAATATGAGTGCTAAGAGTTTCATTCAAACTTTTGTCTTACTCTTTCTGATATTGGAATAGAATCCCCATTCTCATCTATACGTACAAACTTTATGTAGGTTGAGAGTATAATATTCTGAGCACCTGAATAGACGTTGTGTGCTCTAGCCTCCATGTATATTGTAATACTGGTATGACCTATTTCTTTTACATCTCCATAGATCTTGATGAGCTGCCCTTCTTTAGCTGGGCGTTTGAATATACACTCATCAATCTTTACTGTAACCACTCTTGGTGTATCACAGGTTTCCATAGCATATGATGCTCCTGCAGCATCTAGCCAGGCTAGCAGCTTACCTCCAAACAGATTGGCATGAAATCCTAGATCAGACTTCTTTATTGGATGTGTCGTTATTAACTGCATTTAGTTTTGCATTAATATCTTCAATGTGTTTTTTGATCTCTAGTGCATCCTGTAATGCAGCTAATCCTTTACTAGATTGTAGATCATAAAGTTTGTGCTGAAGCCATTCTCTTTCTTGTAGGAGGTCTTCTTTACGATACGTAGTACTCATGTTGAGTTGTATAATAATTTAGAGTTAAACTGATTGGAGCTGTTGTGGTAATATACCACTCAGGATATGCTCCAGTGTTTTGTTGGATATAAATAACAGAGTCTTCCATATGACCAAGATAGTAATAAATTTTAAATATTTAAACTTATTTCGTATATTAGTAATGTAATAAACTTAAAACCAACAATCATGTCTGAAGATAAAAAAGAACTATCTCAGGAAGAGTATACAGAGCGTAAAGAAAAGCTTAATGAGTTTTATACTAAAGAAATTGAGTATTTAGAAACACAGCTTCAATATGAAACTTTACTGAGAGATATATCAAAAGCTAGAGCGGAAAGATTGCAAGCAGATGCTTACATTTTACAAATGACAAACACAGGAGATAGTGAGGATGTTAGTGAATAAAGTAGATAAAAGAGTTAAGTTAGATAAACGTGAGGTAGTAAAGTACCAGATCTTGACATACTGTTTTTTAAATGGTGTGCAGATTAGTGAGTCTGATCTTAACTGCTTGACTGAGCTTGGTCTTCTGGGTGAAGATGAGCTAACTTCTTTTTGTACTAGAGTATCTGAGATGAATATATTTAAGTCTCCTCAGTCTGCTCGTAACGCTATTAGCAAAGCAGAAAAGAAAAATCTGTTAGTGAAGAACGGTAAGAACCGTAAGACTATTAAGCTGAATGATTTATTAAATGTACAGGTAAAAGGTACAGTAATGTTAGACTTTAAATTTGTAGCCATTGAAGCCGAAAAAGTACAAAGAGATACTGAAGGATCTTCAGAAGAAGCATAACTGGAATGAAGAGCTTGCTGCAGATGCTGTGAGTTTTTTCTATAGTCGTGTAAGAAAGGCGCTAGTAAACCTTGAAGATACTAATGTATTCTTACCTAAACTAGGTACGTTTAGAATTAGACCTGTCAAGATGAAAACAATGATAGAAGAAAAAGAAAGACTGGTAGAAAAATTAAATCCACACGTCTTTAATAAATATGATTCTTTTAGAAAACATAGTACAGATTTAGAAAAACTTTATAACGTAAAAAATAAACTAGATGAGCTGGATCAAAAACGTTCTGAATTCCGTAATGGCCAGAACTCAGAAGATTAAAGAAGCTTGGGATAATCGTCTACTAATATTAGATGGCATCAAGAACTATGTAGTAAATAGTTCTGAAGTAGAAGCTTTAGCTAAAACTAGAATGGGTATTTGTAATGAATGTCCATTATTAGATCTTGTGGGATCTAAATGCTTTGCTCCTGGTACGGAACCGTGCTGTGGGAGTTGTGGATGTTCTCTAAAACTAAAGACAAGAAGCATTGATAGCTCTTGTCCTGAAGGTAAGTGGTAGTATGTCTGTAGCATTTACAGCAAATAATCATAAGTATGTAAGTATTGACGGTGAAGATATTCAGTGGACCAGTACTACATCTTTTATATCTAAGTTTAAACAACCTTTTGATAGGGATGGTGTAGCTGAAAAAGTTTCTAAGAGTAAGAAATCCAAGTGGTATGGTAAGACTCCTGAAGAAATTAAAGCTATTTGGGATGGTGAAGCATCTAGAGCTATGACACTAGGTAACTGGTATCATGATCAGAGAGAAGCAGACCTTCTTGAATTTAAGACCATTGAGCGCTATGGAAAAGAAGTACCTATAGTTAGACCTATTACAGAAGGAGAAAAGAAGATAGCACCCTCTCAGAAGCTTTCTGACGGGGTTTATCCAGAGCATTTAGTCTACCTTAAGTCTGCAGGTATATCTGGACAATCAGATCTTGTAGAGGTTGTGGATGGTTATGTGCATATAACCGACTATAAAACTAACAAGGAGATTAAAGAGAAGTCATATGTAAACTGGGAAGGTGTATCTCAAAAGATGAACGCCCCTGTAGAACACCTTGATGATTGTAATTTAAATCATTATAATTTACAGTTGTCTCTTTACATGTACATTATCCTAAAGCACAACCGTAGACTAAAGCCTGGTAATCTAGTAATTCAACATGTGAAGTTTGTAAAAGATGGGGAGGATGAAAACGGATACCCTATTAATACAAAGAATGCACAAGGAGACTTTATGATTGAGGATATCAAGTACTATGAGTTACCGTATCTTAGAGAAGAAGTCGTTAACATGCTTAAGTGGCATAAAGAAAATAAATAATGCTTGTAAAATTATTTGATATACAGAATGGAACTGTTATTCCTAGTGAACACAGTTACACATTGAACTTCTTAAAATCTATTAGAGAGGAGTATCCAGAGGAACATCTAGACATTTATGCATACTTGTTTTACATGACTTGTCCAAACCCAGATATGAATCCATTTTTTAATATTCCTGATAGAGACAAGGAAGATCTGATACTCAGAGAGTTACGTACTAAAGAAGAGTTTTCTGATTTTGATACGGATGAATCTCTTATACAAGATGCTCTTAAGCAGTGTGAAGTGTTATATGAAACTCCTACATATAGAGCCTACAAGGGTATAGCATCTATGCTGGATAGGTTAGCAGATTACATGATGAGAACACCGATAGAACATGGTAGAGATGGTAACATCAATCAGATTGTAAATGCTGCTGCTAAGTTTGAACAGATAAGAAACTCTTTTAAAGGTGCTTATAGTGATCTTCAAGAAGAGCAGAAGAGTACTGTTAGAGGAGGTCAGAATCTCTCATATGATCAGATGTAATGTCTAGTATAAGTATTCCATCTTATAGCTGTAAAGAAGCCAGCTGGACTGAGGTAAAGTTCGGTGATAAAAATCAACTTGTCAAGTTTATAGAAGAACTTTTTAAGGAACCAGGGCAGTATAACTTTACAGAAGAGTGTGATATATTTACCGCTGAGGCCAGTAAATTCAACAGGTTTGGAGTTTATTGTACAGCTCCGTACATGTCAAAAGAATTTATTAATTATTGGGATGATCAGAAAAATAAATGTAGAAACGGTGTAATAGTACAGGGAGAAAAAGACACTTGGTTCCTTACTAGAGATTACTACATGTGGTTAAATTTTCTTCCTATTTATGATAAAGAAGAAAAGAAATATGGTTTTGCTAAAGTCAGAGATGCTCAATATCATATGGCGTTATATGAATGGTTGGCAGAAGCAAATTACACACACGTAGCAATACTGAAAAAACGTCAGATTGCTTCTTCATACTTTCATGCAGCTAAACTTCTAAACACTTATTGGTTTGAAGAGGGTGCTGTACTTAAGATGGGAGCATCACTAAAATCATATGTAAATGATGAGGGTACATGGAAATTCTTGGACGAGTACAAGAACTTTCTTAATGAACATACCGCTTGGTACAGACCAGCAAACCCAGATAAAACCTTGCTTTGGGAACAAAAGATTGAAGTTACTATCAATGGGCGTAAGCAGAGTAAAGGGCTTATGTCTAAGATACAAGGTATGTCTTTTGAGAAGAATGCAACAAAAGGGGTAGGGGGTCCAGTAACATACTTTTTTCATGAGGAAGCTGGTATTGCTCCTAAGATGGATCAGACTTATGAGTACTTAAGACCTGCAATGTCGTCAGGTCAGATGACAACTGGTATGTTCATTGCAGCAGGATCAGTAGGGGATCTAGAACAATGTGAGCCATTAAAAGAAATGGTGATGAACCCTAAAGCCAACGATATCTATGCAGTAGAAACCAACCTGCTAGATGAAAAAGGGAGTAGAGGAGAAGTGGGACTTTTTATTCCTGAACAGTGGTCAATGCCGCCTTTTATAGATTCTTACGGGAACTCTATGATAGAGGAGTCATTAAAAGCTATTCAGGAGGAGAGAGCAACCTGGAAAAGAGACTTAAGTCCTGAGCAGTATCAGCTGAGAATTTCTCAGAAACCAACAAATATTGCTGAGGCGTTTGCTTACCGTAAGGAGTCACTCTTCCCTCAAAACCTTATTTCTTCTCAGACCAAAAAGATTGAGGATAAAGATTACCCTATAGAACATATAGAGCTTGACTGGGCTGAAAACGGTGTAGATGTAGAAGCTACCCGTAGCAACAAGCAGCCCATTAATACTTTTCCTGTAGATAAACGTCAAGAAGATAAGACAGGTGTACTATGTGTTTATGAGCGTCCTGTAGATAAGCCTGACTTTGGTATGTACTATGCAAGTATTGACCCCGTTGGTGAAGGTAAAACAACCACCTCTGAGTCACTTTGTAGTATCTATGTATACAAGAACCCCACTGAGGTTACAAAGATTACTGACGAGGGGCCTAAGAGCTATGTAGAGGGTGATATGATTGTAGCTGCCTGGTGCGGTAGATATGATGATATTAATAAAACTCATGAGCAGCTAGAAAAAATTATAGAATATTATAAAGCTTGGACACTAGTAGAGAACAACGTGTCATTGTTTATTCAGTATATGATTGCTAAGCGTAAGCAAAAGTATCTTGTACCAAAGGACCAGGTTTTATTCTTAAAAGATATTGGTAGTAACAGGAGTGTATATGCAGAGTACGGTTGGAAGAATACTGGTACTATGTTTAAGAATCACCTGATTAACTATGCGATTGAGTATCTCAAAGAAGAGATAGATGTGGAAACAGATGCTGATGGTACTATTTTAAAAAGGACTTTTGGTATAGAACGTATTCCTGATATTATGCTGATGAAAGAGATGCAGGCTTATCAACCAGGTGTAAACGTGGATAGACTTGTATCATTTGCAGCACTCATTAGTTTTGCTAAGGTACAGCAGGCAAATAGAGGATATCAGAAACGAATTGATAATGAGTCATCTGTAAAATTGGATAATACGCAGAAAATGACTAAATTAAATATGAGTCCCTTTAGACATTTAGGAGGCTCTAATAGAGGTTTTATGGGAGGTAAAGGAAAGCGTTCAGCTTTTAAAAATTTAAAGTAACATGCCTAAAGTTATAAATGCAATGCAGGCCAAGGCTGGCGCTAGGGTTGAGAAGAATAAAATGGGAACCCTGGAACAGCCTACTCAGTTTCTTCCTGAAAAGAAGAAAGATAAAGAGTGGTCTGCCTGGAATATAGATTGGATTGAGGTACAAGGTCAGAAACAACTTAAGAGAAACGCTAGACGTTTACTTAAGAACTACAAGCTGGCTAAAGGTATTATTGATAAGACTGACTACATTGTAGAAGAAGATAATCAATATGCTGATCTTGTTGATCAATTAACTCAAGAAGATGCCTCTGCACTAGAGATTAAATTCTACCCTATTATCCCTAATGTTATTAACGTTCTCATGGGTGAGTTTGCATCTAAGTATGCTAAAGTAACCTTCCGTGCTGTAGATGACATTTCATTTAATGAGATGATGGAGCAGAAGAGAGCAATGATAGAGCAGACTCTATTAGCTGATGCTGCTAATAAAATGTTAAATAAGATCATGAGTAGTGGCGCACAAGTTCCTGAAGAACAGCTACAACAAATGTTATCTCCTGAAACATTAAAGAGCCTTCCTGAGATTGAAGATTTTTTCCGTAAAGATTATAGATCTCTTGTAGAAGAATGGGCATCTCACCAGCTTAAAGTTGATGAGGAAAGATTTAAAATGTATGAGCTAGAGGAAAGAGCTTTCCGTGATATGCTTATTACAGATAGAGAGTTCTGGCACTTTAGAATGGGTGAAGATGATTATGATATAGAGCTGTGGAATCCTGTACTTACATTCTATCACAAGTCACCTGATGTACGTTATATCTCACAAGCTAACTGGGTTGGTAAGTCTGATATGATGACTGTTGCTGATGTCATTGATAAGTATGGTTACTTGATGACTGAAGAACAGATTAAAGAGCTTGAAAATGTATACCCTGCTAGATCCGCTGGTTATGCTATCCCTGGTACACCTAATGATGGATCTTTTTATGATGGCACTAGATCACCAGAATGGAACAGTTCTGCTAACGGATCTCTTGGTTACCGTCAGTTTATTGCTAATTATGACTTAGGTTTAAATAATGGTGGTGACATTGTAGATTGGATCTTAGGAGAATCAGAAGATTTGTTTGACTTTGGTAAGACTTTTATGCTTAGAGTATCTACAGTATACTGGAAAACTCAAAGACGTGTAGGTCATCTTACTAAGGTTTTAGAAGATGGCACAGTTATACAAGATATTGTTTCTGATAATTATGTTGTAGTAGATAAGCCTCTTTATAATACTAATGTTAGAAAAGAAAAGACTAAAGAAAATGTAATCTTTGGTGATCATATTGACTGGATCTGGATTAATGAAGTATGGGGTGGTGTTAAGATTGGTCCTAATCATCCTACTTACTGGGGTATGACTAACTCTGATGGTGTAGATCCATTATACTTAGGTATTGATAAACCAGAACCTGGCAGACTTAAGTTCCAGTTTAAAGGAGATAGTACTCTATATGGTTGTAAGTTACCTGTAGAAGGTGCTGTATTCTCTGATAGAAACACAAGATCTGTATCTTTAGTAGATATGATGAAGCCTTATCAGATTGGATACAACATTGTAAACAACCAGATAGCGGATATTCTAGTAGATGAGTTGGGTACAGTAATTATGCTTGACCAGAATGCTATTCCACGTCACTCATTGGGTGAAGATTGGGGTAAGAACAACTTGGCTAAAGCATATGTAGCAATGAAGGATTTCCAAATGCTTCCTCTTGATACATCTATTACTAATACAGAGAATGCTCTTAACTTCCAGCATTACCAAGTATTAAATCTGGAACAAACTCAAAGACTTCTTTCTAGAACTCAGCTTGCAAACTATTTTAAGAATCAAGCCTTTGAAGCTATTGGTGTTAATGCTCAACGTCTAGGTGGGGTTACAGAACAACAGACGGCTACAGGAGTTCAAGCATCTTTAGAAAGTTCTTATGCACAAACTGAAACTTATTTTATTCAGCACTCTGACCATTTAATGCCACGAGTGCACCAAATGCGTACAGATTTGGCTCAGTACTATCATAGTAATAACCCTTCTGTAAGACTTCAATACATTACTACTGAAGGTGATAAGGTTAACTTTAGCATGAATGGTACAGATCTTTTATTAAGAGACTTTAATATTTTCTGTACTACTAAAGCAAATCATAGAAGAATTCTTGAGCAGCTCAAGCAGATGGCTCTTACTAATAATACAACTGGTGCTAGCATCTATGATCTTGGTAATATTATCAAATCAGATAGTATTGGTGAAGTTACTAGTATTATGAAAGATGCTGAACAAAAACAAATTCAACAGCGTCAAGAGCAGCAGCAACAAGCTATGCAAATGGAACAGCAAAGATTACAAGCTGAAGCTCAAGAAAAAGAAATGGCTAGAAGATTTGAAGCTGAAGAAAATGATAAGGATCGTCAGAATAGAATTATACAAGCTGAAATTAAATCTGCAGGTTATGGAGCTATGCAAGATATTAATAAGAATCAGGTCTCAGATTATCAAGATGCTTTAAAAGATATTAGAGAAACTGAAAAATATCAAGCTCAAACACAACTTAAAAGAGAAGTAGAAAGTAATAAGAAAACATTTCAGCAGCAGTCTTTAGCTTTGAAAAAAGAAGAACTTCAAACTAAAGAACGTATAGCAAATACTCAATTGCAGATAGCTAGAGAGAACAAAAACAAATATGATGTTCCTCAAAGTAAAAAATCTAAGGATAAAGAGTAATATCACTTAGCTATATTCTGAGAAAAAACACTACTTAAAATAAATGTTAAAGCAAATCTCTGAGGTTTATTCCTCAGAGATTTGTATATTAATAGTGAGAGAAAAACCAACATAAAATGAGTGACGAAAAAACCAACAAAGTAGAGGAATCTACTAACGTATCTCAGGTTGATGTTAATCTTGATGAGCTCTTTGGAATGCCAGGAGCAGAGTCAGTAACACTACCTGCAGAAGAAGGAGCAGAGAAATCTGCAAACGTTCTTTCAAATAATAAGACTGATTTGTCTTTTCTTGATGAAGAAGACTCTCCTGTAGAGGATGCTAAATCAGAAGAAACTTCAGAAGAAGAAACTAAAGAAACTGTTTCTTTTGATGAGGTTGTTGAGGAAGTGGAAAACACAGAAGAGGAAGAAGAAGCTCCAAAGAAAAGAGGACGTAAAAAGATTGAAGGTGTAGCTGATGTATTCAGTAAGCTTATTGAAGATGAGAAGTTAATTCCATTTGATGATGATAAGCCTATTGAAGAATACAGTGCTAAAGATTTCCAAGAGCTAATTGAAGCAAACTTTGCTGAAAGAGAGCGTAAGTTAAGAGAGGAAACACCACAAGAATTTTTTCAGTCTCTACCTGAAGAGCTCCAGTATGCTGCTAAATATGTAGCAGATGGTGGTCAAGATCTAAAAGGTTTGTTCCAGGCACTAGCTCAGACAGAACAAAGTAGATCTTTAGATCCTACTGTAGAGCAGGATCAAGAAGTAATTGTTAGAGAATATCTTTCAGCTACTGGTTTTGGAGATGCAGAAGAGATTCAAGAAGAGATAGATTCATATAGAGATATTGGTAGACTAGAGCAACTTGCTAATAAGTTTAAACCAAAGTTGGACAGAATGCAAGAGCAGATTGTACAGCAAAGGGTAGCAGAGCAAGAGCAACGTAAAGCACAACAAGCTGAAGCTGCTAATAACTATATGGAGAATGTATATGAGACTTTAAAAGCAGGAGAGCTTGGTGGTATTAAGCTTGACAAAAAGACTCAAGCAACACTTTACCAAGGATTGGTTGAACCTAATTATCAATCAGTATCAGGTAGACAAACAAATATGCTTGGTCACTTGCTAGAAAAGTATCAGTATGTAGAGCCTAATCATGAGTTGATTGCAGAAGCTCTTTGGTTACTATCAGATAGAGATGCCTATCATAGTAAAATTAAAGAAGGTGCTAAAGCAGAAACTGTAGAGAAGACTGTACGTCAGTTGAAGACAGAACAAAGTAAGCGTCAGTCATCAACTGTACTAGAAGAAAAAGAAGTTAAGAAGTCAAGGGGTATCCCAAGACCAACTAACATATTTAAAAGATTTTAACAACAACTATTAATTAATCTAAATTAGAGAAACATGGCAACTCCTGTTTTAAACAATGGTATCTTCTTGAGAGATACAAGCTATAAGGCGTCATCTCATGTTGACTCTTATCACTTGGCAAACATGCTAGGTGGTTCTGAGCCAACTGATATGGGTCCTGTAGATCTTTGGGCTATGACCCAAAAAGTAGAAATGCCACTATACCAAATGGCATCTTTTGGTGGTAAGAATACTATCACTGTAGACAATGCTCGTGGTGAGTACAAATGGCAAGTACCTGTAGCACAGGATCTTCCTTACATCATTGAGGATATTGAAGCTGGTAACGCACGTAAAGGTGTTGATGGTCAGACTTTCAAAATTAAAGTAAACAAGCGTGCATTTGGTCATGGTGATATCATCACTTATGATAAGTACAATGGTGCTGAATTGTACATTACTGCAGAAGATATTCTTCCTGCTGGTGACGGATTCATCTACACTGTACAGTTGGTAAACAATGACAGCTTGAAATACTTGGATAACAAGTACTTGGCTTCTGGTACTAAAATGTTCCGTAAAGGTTCTGCACGTGGTGAGTACGGTGAGAGATTCTCTGACATTGGTGATGTATCTACTGGATTCCGTGAGTTCTACAACTACGTAGGTGGTGCAGAAGCACACGTACACTACTCTGTTTCTTCTCGTGCTGACATGATGATGAAAGGTGGTATGCGTGCAGATGGTACAGTTCCTGTAACTGAGATCTGGAGAAACATGGATCAAAACATGGACCCATCAATTACTTCATTGGAAGATATGGTATCTAAAATGGGTAAAGATGCAGTTAAGCGTAGCATGGAGAATGGTTCATTGAGCCGTACATTTGTTACTAACTTGGAAGCTGCTCACTTGAGCAAGATTGCTAAAGATATTGAGACTTACTTGATGTGGGGTCACGGTGGCCGTGTACGTCAGGACGGACCAGATGATGTACGTCTTTCTGTAGGTTTGTGGAAGCAGCTTGATAACTCTTTCAAGAGAGTATACAACAAGTCTGGTTTCTCACTAGATATGTTCAAAGCAGAATTGATGAACTTCTACCAAGGACGTGTAGAGTTGGCTGGACCAGACCCACAACGTCAAATCATTGTACAAACTGGTTTGGGTGGTATGAAGCTTGTAAATGAAGCTATCAAAGCTGAAGCTAATGCTTCTGGTCTTTTGGTACGTGCTACAGACATTGGTGCTGTATCTGGTACTAACATGGATCTAAACTTTGGTTTTGCTTACACTTCTTACGTTATTCCTTTCTTGGCTAACGTTAAGTTTGTATTGAACCCAGCGTTTGATAACTTGCATACTAATGACATTGAGAACCCACTAGTAGATGGTCACCCACTAAGCTCTTACAGCTTTGTTGTATTTGACGTTACTGAGAACGGTAATGACAACATTTACTTGTTGAAACTTAACTGGGATAACCAACTTAAGTGGTTCTACCAAAATGGTACTATGGATTACATGGGACGTACACAAGGATTCCAGTCTTCTGGTAACTTCAACGGATACCGTGTATTCATGACACAAACAATGCCAGCTATCTGGGTTAAAGATGCTACTAAGGTATTGAAGATTGTAATGAGAAACCCTGTAACAGGAGGATCATTCTAAGATTAAATAGTAGAAAGGGAGAGGTTACGGCCTCTCCCAATCTTCTTAAATTGTTTGCTGCACACCTTGCTTTATCAGGACTGGTAACCCTGGCAAACATCAAAGATTACACTAACTTAAAACCAACAAAAAATGAGTGTGACTATAGTAGAAAAATATCAAATAGGAAAGTCTGGCAAAATTGCTGTTAGACCTTTTTTTGATCCAAGTGTTAGTAACATGGGTCTTGAGAATTATCAAATGTCTCTAATGGATGGTGTATACCATGAAGAGCAACTTGCTTGTTTAGAGATTAACGGTATCAAGAGATATGTTACTGGACTTAATGAATTTGCACCAGAAGTTAAATTACTTCCTGCAGATGAGAAAGAAGCTAAGATCCGTGAGATCCGTGAAGTAGTTGCTTCACTAGAGCAAGATCTAGCTGCTAATGTTATTGATCCTGAGAGTAAAGACTTCTGGAAAGAGGTTAAGCTTTTAAGACCTGACAATGATGAGTTCTGGAGTAGAATTTCACTTAAGTGTGGTAATGACCCAGTATTCTTAGACCCGGTTAAGGATCCTTATGATTTAGTAAAACTGTATGCAATTGAGGCTGGAGGGTTTTCAATTGTATCAAAAAGTTTGGAAGATGCTAAAGGTAGACCAACTCCACCTAAGTTCTTCCTTGACAAACTGGAAACAACGGCTGCTAACCGTACAGAGATTTCTAAATTACGTAACAGAGCATTGGCTGAGTTACAGAAATTGTATGATAAGCAAGCTAATAAAATGTTCTTAGTTGCTAAGGTTGTTGATGGTAACAGCACTCAGTATGTTAAGAACACGCCAAATGATATCATCTATGAGAACCTTGATAATTACATCAATGGTTTTGGAGTTGATAGAGATAAGAAAAAGACTGCTCAGGTATTCTTAGATGCTGCAAGGTTGAACATGGAAACATTAAAACTTAAGGCAATTGTTAAGGACGCCACACAATATAGAATGATTACTACTAAGTCTGATGGTATGATTTATGACCTAGACAGTGGTACTGCTTTAGGACGTACTCCTTCAGATGTAGTTACATTCTTGAAGAATCCTCTAAATGAGGAGGTTATGATGAAGCTGATGAGCAATGTAGAAGGAATGTGGAACTCCTAAATATAAAATGACCATGAGTGATAAAGATTTTCAAATGGATGATTCTTTTGCAGATTTTGTAAATGAGTTGGAAAGCTCTGAGAAAAACAAGAATGCATCTTGTAATCTAGAGAATCCTGAAGATTGTGAAGCTTGTGGTAGCTAACAGCTATGAATAATACTACACTACAAATTAAGTTTAAGCAAAGGCTGAATAAGCTAGCCAGTAATGACTATGATAATATAGAATGCTGGCAGATTGTAGAAGCGTTTAATAAAGCTCAGATAGAGTGGTGTAGACGTCAGCTTCATGGCAACAATCTTTTTAAAGAAGGTGATGAACAATCAAAGACATTGATTGATGATCTCCAAGAGTTATTAGAAACTACACCTTTACAAGGTATAGAATCTGATAACGTTTATGTAAGTAATTCTCTTCCCGATAATTATCTCTCCTTTAAGAGGGTCAGTACTTTAGCTAAAACAGAGTGCTGCCCTCCTAGAGATATGACAACATATCTAGTAGAGGAAGCTAACATAGATATTATTTTAAGAGATCCTTTAAAAAGACCTGATTATGACTGGGGAGAAACTATTTGTACTATTTCTGGAGGAAGGCTCAGAGTCTACAGTAATGATGATTTTACAGTACACAAGCCCACTCTTACTTACTACAGATCTCCTAGAAATATACAGATTGACGGGTGTAAAGATCCTTATACTGGCTCAGTCTCTAATGGAGACGTACCCTGTGAATTTAAGGATGATATTGCAGAAATACTCATTGATGAAGCTGTAGCAATTATTGCTGGTGATATTATGGATGTAACTAATTATCAGAGAGAAATAGCTTCAGGACAACGTAATACTTAATAAATAATTTTGTATATTATAGTGTAAGGCAAAGAGTCTTACATTATAATCTTTTCTTTTAATTTAAATTTTAAAAATCATGGCTTATTTTCCCCATGCTTACAAGAAGGTATTCCTAGCAAAAGACACTGCGTTTGCTGC